ATATCGTTCAACAGGTGACACACCAAGATATGTAATGTCATATATGTTTTTCGCAACACAATCTGATTCTACATAAATCCCACACCACCTATAAGTCCCATAAACCAAATGTGGTTCGAACACTCGAGTTTTTGTGGAATAAATCAAATCATCACCATTGCAATAACATTTCACATTTTGAACAAAATCAAGGTATGTCATGCCAGCTCTAATAGCATGCAAGATCAAAATAGCATAATTCTTCATAGAATTACCATGACCAGTAGTGACTTGTCCACTCTTTTGAGAGGGCACACACATCACATTACCTGTGCAGTTACACCATCCATAATATGTCATGGCGTAATACCTACGTGCATCTTCATACAATCTATCTTTTTGAGATGGACTGTAACAACTGCATCGTAAGTCTCTACAAACACAGGACAGCCAAGCTGGCACAGAGGCATCCCATTGGTTGGCATCCCCATCATGACAGTCTCCGTCAAAATTCATTAACGAAGTAAAAAGTTGAAAAGTATGATATCCTGGTATATGTAATCCAATAGTAATTGGATGTTCTAAAACGTGTTGTGTTAATTTAGCATTTTGAGCTCCAAAACACATATTTCCGACTAAAATCATTTCAATGGGTGCAGGATGAAATAGTCGCGCAACTTTTCCACGTTTTCTCAGTTCATCTTTCAAAATGAGTGAGAAACAACCAGTTTCTTCTCTAAAGAATCGAACAAGTTCAACACCGTCACGATAGCGATTATCTGATAAGACATCGCTTTTCTTAGGGCCACAATTTTGTTTCCAGTAAACACCTGAAGCTTTATCTGGATCCATGGCCGCTATAGATTCATCAATGCCCCAATCATCACAAACCAAATAAGGAGACAATGAAAGTTTTAACCAAGATAATACTCGCGTATAATCATACCAAGTGATAGCATTATTCACACGAATATGTTTGGATAGTCCAATATGGACAGCTTCCACATTCATCAATGGTGGTTCGTAAAAAGTCTGTGGTGAAAAATTAGCACCCAAATCCATTTCAGAACGCACAAATTGAGAACCTAATCCTATACTATATTCTGTATAATATGCAACATCAAAATATTCAATAATATTACTGTAATAAAAAGGTTTATCAACTCTCCTCAATCTCATAGGCGGGTCTAATGGGTAGAACTCACAGTCCCACCCCCCGCAACCTTTAAAAAATCAAGAATCTCTTTTGTGAATAACTTTCCATAATTCACATCAGAACCATCACCTGCAAAATGCAAACCAATACATTTATCATCTTGCATGATACAACTCCCACTGCTGCCAGGCAATGTAGATATCTTATATCCAATATCACCACTAGCAGTCAATATGGGACTTTTATCTTGTCCTGCAAAAGAATTAATCTTCTGTCCGTCATCAATGATAGAAATCAG